CCGTTTTTTCGTATGCTGATCTATTTCCCAATACCTTTTCTACTATCTCTATTCCTTCCATTTTTATCCTTTCCGTTATTTCTCATTCTTTTATCTCCAATATATAATTGTCGAACTCTGTCTTGTACAGTATTACATTAAATCCATGCTTTTTTAATTCGTTAATAATTGCTTTTTTTCCATATTTCTTAACAACCTTTTTTGAAATGAATGTATTTTTAGTAAATGATAACTGTTTTTCTATATAGTCTGGAAGCATTATTTTATTTTTTTCGCCCTTCTCACTATCTCTAACGGATGTATATTCAAATTTGCATCCCATAACTTCTTCTAGCTGCTCCCAAATTTCTATACATCCCATTCTTCTCCTTGTTAACATGTCACTTATCGTGTTGTTCCCAAAGTTTATACACCTCGAAAGAGTTCTTCTTGCAATCTTATTTTTTTGCAAATACTGTTCTATTTTTGCGATATTTCTATCATACTGTTCTTCTGTCATTTCTATTGTTTTATTTTTTAATATTTTCATCACGTTCTCCTAATCATCACATTTAATTTCTACAGGTTTTTTAATAAACTTAAATCTTTCTGGTGCGCCTGCTAATACATCCAGTTTTCCTTCATCATTAATGTATATAACTTCTGCTGTCCTTATATCTCTCGTGCTTTTATTACTTCTTAAACCATAACTTAAATTGGTGTGTACTCTACATTCCATACAGTTCTCATAAAGTTTTCGGTCAAAAAGCACATTGTAATTGCTTATCCAGTTCATTTCTTTTTCACATCCTTTTTCTTAAAACTAATTCTTATTTCTTTCATTCCTTTAAACCCTATTCCTACTATTTCATAACCAGCTATTGATCTAACATCAATCCATCTTGAAATAATTTCCATCGCTTTCTTTTTATCCATTTTTACCTCTCTTTATTCTATTTCTACTGTCAATTTAACCCTATATTATATTGATTGACTTTATCCCTATAATCCCTTATAAATAAAGGCTTTTCTTTACTTTTTTCAGTTTTAAACTTTTTGAAATTTTTAACCCTGTTTTTATGTCATTATTTACATATTTTTGCGCCTATTTTATAATCTCTTTGAGGTGATCATATGTCTTATGTGAATAGACACCGCACCATCAAAACATATTGCCCAGCAATTAAAAAGTATGTAACAATTGAAGTATTTTTACATAATGATGAACACAATAGGTTTGCCAGCCATATATGCGGTCATCAATGTTTAGAAAATCATTGCTCTTTAAATATTTGCAAGTGTCAATATGAAGATGGGAAACTTACTTTAAGAGATTAGATTTTTATTTAATCTCTTTTTTCATTTGAATCCTTATATCATAAATTATTTCATTTGGTATTTTTGTAACTGTTTGTATATGCATTTTCTTATCTTCTTTTAATAACATTCTATGCTTGAGTTCAATATGATCATCATAAAAATCTATTCCTTCTACTTCTTCATAATAAGTGTATGTAATTCCGTTCGTTTTCGATTTTAAGTATCTAACTTCTATTTTCACTGTTGTTGTCCTCCTATAATTCGGTTATTTTTATTTCTTTTATTAGTGATTTAGGCAATACTCTTTTTTCATTCCATGAATCACAATATATCTCTATTTCTTTTTTCATTGTTGGAATATCGTTTATTTTATTCTCATAATTCAATCCATCTATTTCACAAACCTTATTAAGTTCTTCCCATTCTCCGTTATTTAATATAAGCATTACTTTCATTGCTTTCTTTCCCTCCAAAATAATATAATCAACAAAACTATTCCAATGATCGTTATTACTAAACTTATTTTTTTGCTAAATACTTCATACTCAATTAACCAGTTTAATTTATCGTTCATCACTCGTTATTCCCTTTCTTTCCTTGCTTAATGAGATAGGTATACCAGCAACTTCCGTTTGGATTGTTTGTACAGCATTTCTTACACATTTCCAGTTCTCCATCTTCTACTTCGTTATATGGGCATAAACTCAATTCTGACAAGATATAGCTTGCTACTCTTATTGTCTGTAGTCTTTCATCTGCTAATTTCTTCAATAAATTATTTCCTTCCACTTACTACACCTCCATTTTATTTTGGTTAAACTCTGTTTCTTTCGTCTTTTCACAGAATAATGCAATAACTGTTTTTACAAATGTATTCTCTTTTTCTATGCGTTCCTCATGCTCCAAAGTTATAAAATGATCATTCTCATATACATCACTTTCTTTAAGATTCTTCATTAATCCCAAGTAGCTATCTTTTATAAATTTGTTTGTTTCATTGCTTATTTTTGAAATAACACACGTTTCTTCTCTATCAATCCTGCACATATATCTTCCTTTTACTACAGCATTTTTAATTCTTGCCTTCATCATCCTGTTTTCTTCTTTCTTGTTTTCTTTTAAGTTTTCTTCATTTATTTTTTCTAAAACAAAGTCCTGCTTTAATGTTCTTGTAATGCTGTATAACTCATCCTGCATAAACTCATAAACTAGCTTTTCATTTTGCTTTATGTCTACATATCCTGCGATATACCATGTAATAAAATATACTAATCCTTTTTCTACAAACAATATCCCTTCTCCATTGTCATTTTTAAGTATGTTGCTTATCATACTTAAAAACCTATACAGCGCTTTTTCTTCCTTTGTTACTTTCATATGATTTACCTTTTTTCCTTTCTAACATAATGTCTGTGATACCACTTCTCACATTCTTTACAATAGGCATTGAAACGTCTTTGCTTATTCATGTATCTGAATTCACTTTCTTCTTTGTACTCTCCACAAAGGCTACATTTACGTTTCATTTTAAAACCCTTCCAATCTAAATTCTTGTTCCCATTTGTGTACGAAGTCTATAACTGATTGATCAAGGGGATTATGTACATTGTTTTTATATCCTCTAACTTGAACAACTCTTTTACCTTTAAGTTCTAAAGTTACAAAAGGTGTTTCTGGTTCTTCTTTTTTCCTGATAAATAAAATACCTGTCTCCCCTTTTGAAACTCTACTTGCATATGTTCTAACGCAATGATCTAGCACTCTACTTTCATTAATCAGCTCTTTATTATTCATTGCTGGAACTATAAATAAACCATCTGAATTAAATTTATATTTCATCAGCTTTTTAGCTGTTTTCTCTATTCCTTCATTTACTTCCTTATCCTTAACCTCTTGATAGTGATTAAGCATATGGTCATGTGCTTCATGTAAATCTTTTGGAAACAACACCCTATTCCTTTCCATTTGACATCCCATTTCTTCTGCCATTCGTAAGTAGTCATTGTATTCGCTGAATGGAAAATTATCCGAGAACTTATTTACATAGTTTATTGTTTTGCTATTAAAATATTTTTTAATGTATTTTAGATTTCTCGAAGATGCTTTTTTAAAATAATTTAATTCATTCATGGTATGAATGTCATTTTTTCTAATAAGCAATATATCGCTTATTTCCAACTCTTTGATATGTTTTTTCCAGCAAGAAGATATTTTAAAAATTTGTTCAAATGACTTACCTTTTAAGTTTAAATATCTTGCTCCGGTAATCAACTTCCACATACCACCTTTAGCCAAAAGCTCTATTTTTGGATATTTTTTATACAGTTCAACATACTGAAAAAAAGGTATCTTATATACATAATTCGGTGAATCATATCCACAAAATGGCATTTCTAACTTATTCATCCATTCCTTATAATCAAACATATCATAATCAAAGAACCACCAATTACTTTTACCACCAGTATACCAAGCATAATAACTAGACCTTTCTTTTCTAGTTATCCACTTCCCTGTTTCTGTGAAATATACTGTTCTTCCTCCCATCGAACTATTTTCAATTTGACAAAGCAATACTTCTTTTTCTCCCTCTAATCTTCTGCAAACTTCTTGTATTCCCATATCGAATGGACGATCAACACCTTTAGGAACACAGAAAGCAAAAGTTCTCATTAATAAACGTTTTCTCCAAATTTCTAAAGTATTAACATAATATGTAGTACATTCATTTGTTGTTTTGTACAGGGTTTCATTATATATATACTTTCTAAGTCCTTTGGGCCATTTAAGTTTTGTATCCCCTAATTGTTCCAATAATTTCGTATCTTTCATAATCCACCTCAAAACAAACTAATCTGTCCATCTACAGGGTCTTTTTTGCTTTTTGAAATTCTTTTTACTTTTTCTTTTTGTATTTCTTTAGGTTCGATTTCTGCAGTTTTTTCCTCTTTTTTATCTTCATCCATTTTTGCTTCAACTTTCATATTTGTAGGAAGTGGTTCAATTTTGATATCATCCTCGTCATAGTAATGTACTGCCAATGCATATAGATCTTCATCATCTCCTGCAGCACATCCAAAATTACCATTTCTATACATCGTTTTTGCAACCTCTCCCAAAACATAATCCCAGCATTCTTTTAGAGATTTGTTTTCCTTGTTCAGATTATTTTTAACTGAAGTATCTGTTTCAGCTCTTTTCTTTAAATAATTCCCTATCCTAATAACAGCAGGATTTTTCTCCTTTTTTAATTCTTCTTCAAACATCATATTTACTCGCCCCTTTCATGCAACAATTTGATTGCTGCTTTTATTTCTTTTAAAATTAATAAATCTTCTTTTTCTCCGTCTTTTGATTCTACCGTTACGATTGCATTTTCGCTTCCTGCCTGTGTCATAAATCTTTGAAGTGCATTAAAACAATATGCAGCCCTAACAGCTTGTTCTTTATCTGTCATGTTGTCCTTTCCAGTGGCGCTCCATCTTCATAGCGCAACTTGAAATATAGAAAAGAGGAGATTCACATCCTTTCTTTAAATAAAATATAAGTTGCTATGAAGTCATGAGCGTATATGTTACGTTATGAGGTGTTTTGTCACTTCCTTTCTTTTGCTTTTCCACTTCGCCATGAAGATGGAGTACCACTTATTTTTTAATTAATATTTCATACGTTCCATGCGCTCTCGCTTCATTTTGTCGGTGGTTCTTGTGTATATACGTGTTGTTTCAATGCTGGAGTGTCCTAGAATATCCGCCAGTTCACTAATATTTCCGTATTCTTCCATATATTTAATCGCAAACAAATGTCTAAATGAATGAGCGTGTACTTTTGACTTCTTTACACCTCTGCATTGTCCAGCCAACTTCTTTAATCGCTTGTAAATTGTCGTACTGTGTAGCATTGTTCCAGACTTCTTTCCGGGGAATATATAACCCGTAGTAATTCCTGCATTTTTGCAGTATTTCAGTAAATCCCTTCGTAAATCCTGCGGCACGATTACGTTTCGTATCTTTCCTTTATTCTTAACTTTGATATAGTTTGACTCCAGATTTTCTACTGTGAATATTTTTAACTCTTCTGCTCGTACTCCTGTATAAGCGATAGCCTTCATAATGTAATATAAATCCCATTCCTCCAGCTTTTTAGCCATGCGAAGCATACGTTTTAAATCAATAGGCTCTAGCACTTCTTTTAAACTGGCTTCCTGCTGAATCTTGATGTTTTTTAAAGTCTGTTTACTGTAGTATTTCTTCATCCTGTTAAAATCGAAATCCTGTATGCTTTCATCCATTGACATTTCTACGTATTTTATAAATTTGTTTACAATCGTTATATAGTTACTGACGGTCTTAGGCTTATACTTCTCCAGCATTATTTCTTTAAAACGCATGAAATCCACTTTTGTTATTTCATCATCTGGAAGCGAAGAAACGAACATATTAATGATGTGTCTGTAATGTATCAGCGTGTTTTTTGCTTTTTCGTCTTCTTGCTCTTCTAACAGGTATTCTTCTATGTGTTCTTCTAAATCTTTTCTTTTCATTGATTTCTCCTTTCCGTCATTCTTGCATATACATAGAAGTAACCATTAATCTCATTTTTCTTTATTTCAAAATTAATCAGACTTCTATTTTTGTATCTTTTTTCTAGTAGCTCTTTTACACACTCTCTGTTTTCTACCATTTTTCTAACCTGCCTGCTTCTGAATGCATGATAGCTTTTACTTTCTACTGGTTTTTTCAAATTTTTAGAACTGCACCAGCGTTTACTCCCAGCAGGATCTTTCACAAGATATTTTGCTAAACCTGTTAAACCTCCATCTTCATCTTCCTGTGTTCTTCTTACATTGTTTCTTTTTCCATATTTCCACATTTTCTCCACAAGATCCATACTTAACGCTCCATCCATGATTAAGTGATGATGGCAGCGTATCTTTTTCTTTGGATTGTATTCTGTAATGTATATATATTTTGCATTTGATAATCCCATTTTTTCTCTTCTGTAATTGATTCTTCTCATATAGTTTCCAATATTCTTTAATGCGTCTTTCATTGATTCTGGAAGATGTTCATTATCATAAGTTAACGTTACCCATAAATCTCCATTGCTAAAGTTAGCATTTATTAAACGCTCTAATTTTTTTCTAGCGTTTTTATCATTCAAATTTTTCTGTGCTGTAGAACTTCTAGGCTTTAAGTTCATCCCAGTGCTTTCTTTTTTAGTAAAACTGGGATATATTTCTACTTCAAACTGATTTCCAGCTTTTATGGTTTTGGTAGTATATACACTTTTCACTTTTCCCTGCTGCAGAAGTTTTTCTATATTTCTTTCATTTGAATAATCAATAGGATCTGTGAATGCAGCTTCATAGTCATAGTCTATATATCCTCTCTTTTTTCTCATGTATACCTCTATTTCGTTGATATGTTAATATCCATTACTAGGACGTTTAATCCCCCTGTAAAATGAAGCTATTTACAAACACTTTTACATCTGATATACTATAAATAGCTTGTAAAAGCTTCATAAAAAAGCCGTTCTACGAAGTTTGGTCGCTTTTGGGGAAACGGTTTTTTTTCTATGTTTTTAAAACTCTTCATGTTCTGCAAAGAGTTCTTGTTGATAGTCAATATTCTCTATTACATCATTCTCTTCTGAATCTATCCATTCAACAACCTCTTCATAAAAAGTACATGCTTCATGATCATCTGCCAGATAGCTAAGATGTCTGCCTTCTGATTCTTTATCATTAATAAATCTGTAAACATCAATACTATCTGCTTCTGAACTGTAATAGATGCTGATGCGGTTATTTGGATTTAGTTTTTCCAAAATCATCATTGCGATATCTTGATTTCTAGTTTTCATGTTCTTCCTCCACTATAACTTCTTCTATAAACGGATTTTCTCCACGTTTGTAACAACTTATAAAATAAACTGCTGACAGTATTAATCCAAATGGAATTATTACTACTTTTATAAATATATCTAACATACAATTTCCTTTCTATGCTCTCCTTGTTGAGCGAGCATACTTGCCTTAGTAAAAGGTGTTTATATACGAGGAGAATCTAAATGCAAGCAGAAGATTAGACAAATATGCTCACGCAACAAAGAGAACATGTTTTATGTTACTTTTTTAGTTTTTTTCGTATTCCGTATTTTTTACAGAACACTGATGTAGGTATTTTCTTTGACTTGAACGGTGGCATTTTTGACTGATCTACTAATGGAGAACCATTTTCATCTTTTCCATTCATGACATCATCAATAACTTCATAGGCAACCGTTGCAGTACATTTAAGAACTGCCATTATTTCTCTATATCCAAGAAATGGATAATCCAGAACTTCTAAACCTAACTGTTTTTTCATTCAAATACCTCCCATATTAGTTTCTTTTGTTAAATCTTCAAAGTCCATTCCATACACGTCCTTTCTGCATATTGTTAATGTCTTGTTTATTGGATATAATTTTTCTGAAAGGAGGTATGATCATGATTGATGTAGATAAAATAACACTTACCAAAGCAGAAAAACGATTATTAAGAAAAATCTATAAATCTAAAAAATATCCTAAAGAGCAAGCTCCATCATCAGAGCTGTATAACTTACTTAGATTCGAACTTGTAGATTATAACCATTTACCTACTCCAAAATTAGGGGTATTCCCTATAGATGGTACTGTTTCCGTAACTGCAAATTATGAAAGATATAAGAAAATAAATCTTTCAAAGTTTATAGAACGTAAAATACCAGTTATCTTATCTGTTATAGCAATAATTATTTCAATCATTGCATTAATAAAGCCATAATAGATACTAATAATCCTATGATTGATAAATATAAGCCTGTTTTTGGATGTCTGTCTAAAAACGGTTTTTTTCTTTCTTGATTACTTGATTTCATTAAATCTTCAATATTCATTTTTTTAGCTCCTTTATCACTACTCCAGTTTTTCCTTTAAACCTAAATCCTCAAGAATCGTTAAGTTACTTTTTAGAATTCCTTGATTGTGAAGATATTTCATTAAAGAAAGAAAATCTTCTCTCTCTAGCAATTTATACCAATCGTGGCAAGGCAAACATAGATTTATACCTACCTGATAAATCTGGTTATTTGCATAAAAAACAATGAAATGAATATCACTTTTTATAGTGGAGTCTTTTATATTTTGTTTTTCCGTGTTACTTCTCCTTTCCAAAAATACTTTTCATGATTTCCAAATTGTGTTGATATATTCTTGCCTTTGGGCAGAATGGAGAGTG